TTAAAGGAGTGATAAAGGTGGGGAGAAAAACATTACACATCTATAATTAATCCGAACTTATGTATCGTGATATGACGATATAACACCATCGTAATATTACAATATGACAATTAAAGGTGGACCACTAATGGACCATTATAAATTTATTTAGAGCGGGTTGGAGTCTACTCTCTCGGATACATTGACATATCCCACCCTTGACTGAACTTAATCATTATCAACAGTACAAAGATATGGGGAATATTTCTATTCCCCAAACTTAGTTATCCACAAAACAAAACAATTATTTCTTATTCAATAACATTAACAAAGAGTGTGTACTTAGATGTATCATAAAGATATGAGGACATCTTGTGTGTATCATTTGAACCACAACATTGATACTTCAATTCAAAGTCCAATAAGTTGGGGGATTTATATTCAACATTCTTACCTGTCTTAATCATCCAATCCAATAAAGACATATCCATATCTGTGGACATAAGGGTGATGAATTTCTTTTTATCAACAAAAAGAATAGCGTTTAATCTGGTTTCCAATTTTAGTTTTAGTGTCTGTTTCATTATTCAAAGATAGGGGTTTATATTCAGTAAAACAAATTAATAACTCTGTGTATAAGTGAAATATTGATTACCATGTTCAAATCCATACTCAACATTGTTGATGATATCAACGAACTCTTGTTCTATTTCATTCCCTGTAATCTCACACCAGCGAGTATACCATCGTAATAAATCTTCTTGGTCAATATCACCATAGTCACTATCAAACTCATCACCAAACTCTTCACCAAACTCCCAACCATCAAGGTCAAGAATGGTTTGACTTACTGTGATTCTTTTACCAATTTTAGGTAAGTTAATTCCCTCAATAGAAACTTTGTCTGATTCTACGAATGTTTTTAGGTCAATGTATAATGAGTATCCCATGTGTATATGTTTTAATTGTCTTTCAAAGATAGGGGTTTATATTCACTTATACAATTTTAATTTCATTAATGTTATACCAAGTACCACGATTGATGTTGTTACCTCCGTACAAAGATACTCTAATGGTCCTACCTGTTGTTTCATAACAGAACCAAAGAACATCACTATCAGTCCTATCAACATAGGACCTCTTAACCCTACCTAAATCAGTTCCTTCTTTCAAGGTTGATTTTAATGTGTTTAAGATTTTAGTCATGAGTATTTCTTTACCACCTTCATTCCATGTGTCTAATAATCCCCAAGTGTTGTGGACCTTAAAACTCTTATCTACTTTTGTTAATATGTTTTCCATCTTTCAAATATAGTTAATCTTCTTCTTGTTCTTCAATTCCAATTGTAATTGAGTATCCCCCATCTATTCGTTCCATCTCTACTTCATCAAATAGATTTGTCATAAACTCCCATAGTAAGTTTACCTTTTCTTCCTGTGTTATTGTGTTCTGTTCCATCTTTCAAAGTTACTGAATTAGTTTGACTCTACCAAATATTCCCACTCAAATCCTTCAAAATATTCTCCTGTTTCTTGTTCAATTAGATTAACCATTTCACCCTCCATGTGTTCTTTGTCGTTCCATTCATCTTGGGTAAGATACCAATCCTCAAACTTAAAAATAAGTTCCTTGTTTTGGTTAAGGTGTTCGATATGATTGTTTATCCCATCTTCATCAAAATCATTATCTTCATTAAATCCTACAGCATAATCCTCATCTGTCAAATACAGGTAATCAATGTCGTATACTCTAATCTTATTTTCCATCTTTCAAAGTTACTATTTTAGTTTGACTCTACCAAATCTTTTCTTTTATTAATTAACCATTCCAAAAAATCTTCAACCATTTCATCAAAGGTCATATCTTCGGTTTCATAGAACCAATCACGAATGAACTGTTTGTTCTCTTCAAGGGTTTCCCTTGTTAACCCCAAATCAAGGAGATTGTTCTCAAAATCTATAATAGTGTATTTCATCTTTCAAAGGTCGTTAATTAGTTTGACATTTCCAAAAGATTTGAAGACAAATTTTCTTTCCCAACAATCCGACTGTACTTCTTGATGACTTTCTTCATGTCTTCATCATTGTTGACCTTTTTTTCATACAACACTTCATCATAAGCGTAATCATAGATTTGACCTCTGAAATGAGATTTCTTGGGATGTTGATACCAAAAGAACAACAACTCAATTGAACCATTGTTTTCTCTAATTACTTCTTTTTCATTCAGTGTTTGGAAGAGTTTGTTTTTCATAATTCAAAAGTACAACCAATACTTTACACTACCAAATTTATTTTGATATTTATTATTGGGGTGAGACGTTCTTATCATACTGTCATTATTTTTTTTTTTACTCACCCCATTATTATCCATATAAAGGACCCCTACATACGTGGGGGTTTTTTATTTCCTTATTTTTATTAGATGATTATATTTATTGGTATGAACGTAGATGAACTGATAAACAATTATTTCAACTTATCTGTTGAGGAGAAGGAACAATTGTTATGTGTTTTGGTTAAAAAGTATTTTACTGATAATTTGGAAGTTGGTTATAGTGTTCTTGAAATCATCAATGGTGTTGATGATGTGATTGAAAATTCAATTAAACAAGAGGATTATGAAATGAGTCAAGCGTTCAAAGACATAAAAGATGCGATGAAGGTCGCAATTAAAGAAATGAATATCAATGTGTAATTGTAAGAAAGGTAGAAAACAAGTGGTGAACAATTTGGATAGTCCAGACCACGTTAATAATGCAAGGGAGGTCTTTAGAACGATTATCTTGGATAAAGGTATATCAGACTTCACTGACTACGATAAGATAGAAATAAACATGGCATATTTATCTCTATACCCCAATGTGAAAGGTGAACCAACGATTGAAGAAATGGTTGGGGGAATAAAACAAGGAATTGAATTATACGATGTCAAATACAGACGATAAAAGAAAGAACAATAGAGGTCAGGGGATGAAGGCCGAGGACACTTTCCCTGAGGATTGGAAGGAGATAATGATTGATTGTGGAAAGAGGGGAAAGAACCAAACCGAGATATTCATTAAGTTGAATATCCATCATTCAACCCATTATGAAATAATGGAAAGGAATGAAGAATACAAACAAACATTTGATGAATATCTTCAACACTGTGAACAATGGTGGTACGATAGGGCTCATGATGCGATTGTTGAAGGAAAATCCAAGATGTTCAACCAGAACTTATGGTCCATGATTATGAGAAATAAGTTTAAGAGCAGTTGGAAAGATGAGAAACAATTGGATGTGTCCACAATGGGAGAAAAAATTACATCTGTTGACCCAATCAAAATTGAGGTCATCAGAAAAACAATGGAGGAGTAATTGGAATCCTGACTTGGATTGGCCAGGTGAGGATTCCGAATTGCCTTCAAATGAAAAATTATGACGACAGTACAAACGACAGTAGTATTTGATGAATTGTTAAAATCCGATGAGTTGGATAAAAGACTGGTTGTTGCTGTTGGTGGTTCTCGTTCAGGGAAGACATATAACATTTTAATTTATTGGATTTATAAGTTGCTTCAAGAAGAGGGAAAGACATTATCCATTGTTAGAAAGACCTTACCCGCATTAAAGAATTCCGTATTAAAAGATTTGATTGAGGTCCTTGAATTGTTTGGGGTATATGACCCAACATGTTTTCATAAGATGGATGGTTATTATGTTCTTGGAAAGAATATGATTAACTGGTTCTCCGTTGATGAACCACAGAAACTCAGGGGTAGTAAACGTGATTACCTGTATTGTAATGAAGCCAACGAATTACAGATTGAGGATTGGAACCAATTAATATTTAGAACAACTGATAAGGTTATTTGTGATTTGAACCCATCAGAGATTACATCATGGGTTTATGACCTTGAGGAACGTGATGATGCTTATTCATTCAAGACAACTTGGAGGGATAATCCATTTGTTGATAAGAACATTATCAAGGAATTGGAATCATTAAAAGATAAGGATGAAAACCTTTATCGTATCTATGCGATGGGTGAACGAGGTTTACCACAACAATTGGTATTCAACAGATTCAATATTATTGATGAAGTTCCACGTGGAATGAAGTTATTGGGGATGGGAATTGACTGGGGATTTAATGACCCAACAGCATTGGTATCTGTCTATAAAAATGGGGATGAATTATATTTGAAGGAGATAATGTATGTTAAAGGGATGACCGTTCCTGATATTATCTATCAAATGGAAAAATTGAAGATTTCAAGGGTGGAGAATATATGGGCGGATTCTGCTTTACCACAGAATATTGAAGAGGTTAAAAGAAATAGATTCAACATTAAACCTGTATCAAAGAAAACAATTCTTCATGGTTTGGATTTAATTCGTAGACATCATGTTTATATTACAAAGGACTCAAAGAATATAATCAATGAATTTTCATCTTATCGTTACAGGGAAGATAAAGACGGAAACTTATTGGACGTACCAGAGGACGATAACAACCACGCCATTGATGCCATCCGTTATGTGTTGGAATCAGAATTAAATAAAAGAACAGGAAAAATTACAATAGTATGATAGAAGTAGTAATGGAAGACAGAGTGTTGAAAGTTTCACCACATATGACAATTGGTCAATATCAACAATTTATTAGAAAACAAGAAATCTTCAAACAGAATCCAGCAGAACTGTTGGCTTTGTATTTGAACATTTCAATTGCNGANTTGAAGGATTTACCAAAATCTCAAGTTGAGATGGTTGAGAATTATATCACCAACGAGATGGCCAAGGACTTTGAAAAAGATGAATTATACAACACATTTGAGTTTGATGGGGTTGAATATGGATTGGAGAACGACTGGACCAAACTTGCATGGGGTGCTTGGATTGATTTTCAGGTATTATCATCAGAGAATATTCAAGATAATATCCATTCAATTATGGCAATCTTGTATAGACCAATAGTTTCAAGGGATAAAAAGGGAAAATATGTGATTGAAAAGTACAAATCTGATGAAATTGATGACAGAGCAACCCAATTTTTGGACCTTCCAATCATCTATTGGTTGGGTGCGGCAAGTTTTTTTTTTCTAACATCAACTTTATACATCAACAATATAAAGAATTCTTTGGTCTTGACGAACAAACTCAACAAGTTGACGATGATGGGGTGGAAGATTCTCCCGAAATTCCTAAGAGAGAGGCTACCGTTAGGTTCTATTTTGCACTCACCTATCAACTTTCAAAAGAAGACATTACAAAAATAGAACAAATGGATGGTATTCCAACGTATTTATGTTTAAATGTTGCGGCGTTGATGAAGGAACGTCATGACAAGGAACAAGAAGAAATAAAAAAAATGGAAAGACAATTGAAAAAATAATGGAACAATATGTATCATATCACAAAATAATTCAAAATCTTGAATATTATCAACAATCTCAAGTTGGGATTAATTTGAATTCATTTGGACATGGAAATATCTATGAATTTTCAATGAATGCATCAGGAGGGACAGCAGTNTACCCTTTGATGTTTGTAAGTCCTCAGAACGTCTCCTATGACATGAATACGACAACATATACCCTTCAGATATTGTTCGCCGATAGGATTAATGATGATATGTCAAATCAGGTTGATGTAATCTCTGATATGTCCATTCAAGCCAAGAGATTTATATCATATATTCAACGTGGAATGAATCAAGACCCACCATTATTTGATATAATGGATAATATAATGCCAGTCACCGCAATTCCATTCCTTGAACGATTCAACGATTATGTTGGAGGGGTTTCAATGGATATTAGTATTACAATATTTGAATACATTGATGCTTGTGATTATTATGATTTGGAACCTGAACCAACACCATCGGTTACATCATCACCAACACCAACAAATACCACAACACCTACGAATACACCAACCATTACGCCAAGTTAAAATATAGATTAAGATGGAAGAAGCAATCTTGGCAGAAATAGCCGCAATGTTAAAAAAGTCTTTGGTAGTTCAATTGAATACCGCAAGACCAGTTAAAACTTA